ATACATGACAAGCGCCTCTGCGCTGCTTAGATTTATGCCTTCACGGCCCGACTGGATCTGTGAAATAAACACTGCATCACCATCTGCCTCGTTAAAGGCCATTGAATCCTCTATGATACGGCCAGCAAAGGTGTATCTTAGCTGCATGCCCTCCGCAATGTACTTATAAAAAATGGCTATCTTTTGGCCTTTAAATCGCTCTTTAATAAATGTAGCTTTTGTGTCATCAAAGATCACTGCATTGCCATCCTCAGTCTTAACTGATCCGCTACAAATTTGATGGATCTTTTGCATCTCTTTCACTGCCGTATCTGCAAGCACTACTTGTCCATCTTTAGTCTTGAACAATTTATCTTTTTTAATTTTGTCAACTGCCCACTTAACCTTATCACTCATCTTTACATATAAGATTGTCTCTTGCACTAAAGACTCAAAGCCAGCCTCTTCTTGCGTATAAGTCAACATTAAATGCTGGATGTCACTTTGGATGCGCTCTTGCTTGACTTTACTATAATCTGCCAATTCTCTGTTATATACATATTTCTTGGCCGGAATGCCATACTCTTTGTGCCATGCGTAAAAGTTTTTAAAGTCTTTAAATGGACTAAAACTACTCACCCAGAATTGATGATAAAACTGCGCATAAGTCTCTGGACTAGGTGTGCCGCTTAAATATATGATCGGCTTGCCTATGCATAAAATCATTAATGCTTTAGTTCGCTCCGATGGTTGTGGGTATTGGCCCAGTGCATGCGCCTCATCTATAATGATAAAATCATAATTCTGTACGCATTTATGTACGCTTTCATAATTAATGATCAGTAAATCATATAAACAATTGGACTGCTTAAAGTCATCCTCTATGCTTGAGATCGCTTTCTTTTTAGTGACAAACAATACTTTCTTTGCACCATATAAACTAGCAATGTGCAAGCTGGTGATCGTCTTACCAGTGCGCACTTGCATCGCCAAATAGACAAGCTTAAATTCTTTTAAGATGTCAATTGCTTGCTCGGCAATATCTACTTGATAGTCTCTTAGTTGCATGTCAAAAAGTTAAAATATTGACTTATGTTTATGTAATATGTGTCAAAAAGATAAGGCCGGCATTCCCTAATTACTATAATAAATTTTATTATTGATTTTTTTTGCCGGCCTTTTGCCTAATCATATTTAATTGGTCAAAGGCAATCCAATTCTATAATAAGCCGTCTTGTAGCGGCTCATCTTCTTTTTGATCAACGCGTCTATAACCCTCCCTCCAAAGGATGCGTGTAAGCATCACAGAATTTTTGACGATGGTAGCCTCGGAATTGCGAGGATAAAGCAAATGCAATACCTCATGAATTAATATTTCTAGATGCTTTTTGCCTTTTAATCGCTCGTCAATTTCAATAACACCATCGCTACTGGCGAGGCCGTGTGCTTGCTCTCTGCCAAGTTTGCGATATATGATTTTGATCTTAAGCATCTTTCTTTAATTCTATTTCATCCAGACGATCTATTTGATCACTAGGAGTAAAGATAATTTGGCCGCCGCGTACCTTAGCAAGATAGCGTCTTATTTCTTGTTCAATGCCATGCACCTCTGCCAGCTTATTAGTAAGCCATGTCTCTTGCTCGGATAGTTTCATTTTATTAAATAACTTTGGTAGTCTCATACTCTAGCTGGATTAATAAATCAATGTAATGTTTTGCTTTTTTTAAATCTTCAATGCCGTTTTTATTCCTATGCCTTATCACATACTTGATAATGTTGCCCTCAATAAAAGGTATATTGTTAGCATGTATAAATTCAGTTGGCTGGATCTTGCAATCCTTATAATGATTGCCGCCTACTTGTCCGTCTTTCGGTGAAATTTCCCACATGTTATGCATTTATAAATTATTTTAATTGTGCCGCTAGCTAAAATTTGTCTGCTATGTTTATGCAAATCATCCGATCCGCACTCTGGACATGTGCCTTTATACTCGCCAAAGATAACACCATAGTGCGTCTTGGCATCTATGTGATTATTTAAAAGCTTGTGTACTTTCTCAAGCAACACAACATCCATCTTGCAATACCTTACCATCTTAGCCAGTGCGACCTTATCATTTTTTAATGCGATGTCTTTCCACAAATCAAATTCAGTCTTAATTTTTTGTCCGATCCCTAAATACTGCGCAATGTAATTAAGTTTATTGCTATTAAATTTGAATTTGCTCCTAGCTACTTTTAAAGTATCAATCGTTGTGTACTTTGGAAACATGTCAATGCCATGAAACAAACATCTAGTGCGCACCCATGCAAGATCAAACTTGTCACCATTGTGTCCAATAATCTCATCTGCCGTGTTAAGCACTTTGATAAAATCATTTAGCATCTTTTTATCATTCTGCTTGCTATCCCAAGTCAAAGCATGTGTCTCTTTCTCATCCTCCCACTTATAGCAGATGCAAATAATTGCACGCTCTTTGATAATATTTTGTGGCCCGATGTTAAGTTTAAAGCCACTCTGCCAAAAGAAACCGATGTTTGCACTGGTCTCAATGTCAAAGTATAATCGTTTTCTTTTGGTAGTCATGGCGTAAAGTTAATTACTTTTTATGAGAAAGTTGATAACTAAATTCTTTTGGCTTGTCACCTTCATGCTCGGCGTGCCATAATTGCTGGACGGCTTGGAATAGTGACCACTGCTTTGAGGTGTCAAATTCGCTTACCATCTGCCAGCCTTTGCCTTGCACATCACCTTTCTTGCCGGCAGTCCTAGTCTTAGCATTTAGCCATAGAATAGCAACGCCGTCAATGTCTGGCATGTTAGATCCATGCAATACGCTTGCATCATACAATTGGCGATATGCAGCCAACTGCAACCAGTATGAATTGTAAATGCCGTTACTTGTCTTGATGTCTAGCACATAAGTCTTGCCATCAATAGTGCAGACGCGATCAATAGTGCCGGCAAAGCCTAGGCCACTGCTTATAAATGTTTGCTCAATTAAATGATGCTCTGGCTTATGGGTTACGCTAAATTCAACATAGCGCTCAAACATTGACCATTCCTCAAGTGAGTATTTAGGCTTGCCATATTCGTCAAGCAAGGTACACTCATTGCCATAGTCATAGTCCTCTGTCAACTGGTGAACACTTGATCCGCGCTTGCCGGCTGCGTCTCTTATTTCATCTGCCTTGCTGCCTACCTCTTTCATCCACATGATCAATTGTGCTGGTTTTGGGTATGCCTCAAGCAAAGTGGTGGCACTAGGGAAATAGTTGCCGTTCTCATCTGTGTAGAATCGGCCGTCTTTAAATGTTAGCTGGTTGGATGTTTGGTTTTTGATTAGCATATAATTTCTTTAATGGTGATCTCATCTGTTTTTTCTCTGCCGCCGTTTGCAGCTATTTGTTGAGCAACCTCTTCGGCTTTCTCTAAGATGTCAAAGCCTTGAATGAACTTGCCGTCAATACGAATAAAGTATCGCGTCTCATTATGTAGTAAATTTGTCTCACTGGTGATTTTTATAACTGGCATAAAATTTTATTTATTGGTTTAAAAAAGTGTGGCTTTTTGTACGGAAGCCACAAACCGCTAACCAATAATCACCAACTAAAAAGGTGTTTCATCATCATCTAAAACAACATTATTATCATTTGCATCTGCAAAAAGTTTAAATGCCATTTGCTCTAGGAATTGCATCATGTCGGAATCATCCCACTGCTCTTTGCCTTTAACCTTAATCTTCACCATTTGAGGCAATCCGTTTGGATCCTCTCTAGTGTAAGCTGGTGCAATTTTCTCGCCATCTTGATACAAAGTTACACCAGTGATGATCTTTGTAGCGTCAAGCTTGTCCTTCATTGCCCATGGCATAAAGCGTACATCTTTAGATGTGTCTAGATTTGGCAATGCTTTTAAAAAGCTTGATGCATAGCGACTGGAATAAGGCAAGCTAACTACATAGCTAGCATCGCCATCCTTAAAATGCAACTGCCACTGCGTGCCATAGTCATTGGTGCGAGTGGTGATGTTCTCTAGCTTTGCAGTGAGATCCTTGAATCTCTCTTCAAACACTAGCTTGCCGGTTTTTGTTAAGCGCTCCGTTGTGCGCTCGTTTGCTTGTTTGTGTTGGCGTACTAAGTTGCCGTCCGCAACACTGAGGTAAGTTGTGTTAACACCTCCTAATTGTGATAATGCCATAATATTAATCGTTTGTTTTATAACGATAGGACAAAGCTAAGTATTTTGTTTTAAATAAAAAACTTTTTTTTAAATTTATTTTAACTATGTTTGCAGCAAATCAAAAACAAAACAAATGAAAAAAGAAACAAGAGGCCGTAAGCCACTACCCGAAAGAGAAAAAAAGAAACCATTATACATAATGGTGCAGTCAAAATTTATTAAAGAAGTTAAACCCAAACTAAAAGAAATTGAGAGAGAGTATTCTGCAAAGTAAAGTCATCCGACATTTTGAATTGCTTGGCTGGTATGTAGTTAAGATCATCCAGTGCAATAAGAATGGCATGCCGGATCTTATGCTTTTAAAAGATGGCAAGACATTTTTTATAGAATGTAAGGCCGAGAAAGGCAGACTGAGTGAACTGCAAAAATACCGACATGAGCAATTACAAGAATTAGGATTTGAAGTGAGAACAATTTATAAAATGCAAGAAATTAACCAATGATTAAAGCTGCCAACTATTACACAAAGCAAGGATTCTCTGTTATACCAATCGGGGAAAATAAGCGTGCCGTTTTTCCTTGGACGGAGTTTCAGTCGCGCATCATGGATGATGCAACAATACAACACCAGTTCACAAATGATCGTTGCAAAAATATTGCGATCATAGGCGGTGCCGTATCTGGCGGACTTGAGATTATAGATGTTGATCTTAAATATGATGTGAGCGGCAACCTTTGGCAAAGACTACAAGATGCACTGGCCGATCTTATGCCGCTACTTTATGTGGTGCGCACAAAGTCCGGCGGCTATCATTTGTACTACCGATGCGAAGAGGTGCAAGGCAATCAAAAGCTTGCCATGCGCAACGCAACAAAAGATGAATTAAAAGAAACGCCACACGCAAAAGAGATCGTATTAATTGAGACGCGCGGTGAGGGTGGCTATGTATTAGCGCCGCCATCCGAAGGCTACACCAAAGAGAAAGACTTTGTGATCAATGTCATCACACTTGAGCAAAGAGATAGCATCTTATCTATTTGCAGATCATTCAATGAAGTGGTCAAAGAGGTGCGCACGCAAGTTGTGGCAGACTCGGACACTTACCAGACTACGCCGTGGGATGACTACAATAGCAAATGCGATGTGGTCGCACTACTTGAGGCGCATGGCTGGACTTACATTGAGTCAAGAGGTGAGCGTGACTTTCTTAAAAGGCCCGGCAAGACTGACTCGCACATCTCTGCTGACTATCACAAAGGCCTTGGACTATTTAAAGTATTTAGCACAAGCACAGAGTTTGACACTGGCAAAGGTTATAAGCCATTTGCGATCTATGCAACCTTAGAGCATAATGGTAACTTTAGCGAAGCTGCAAAGCAACTGGTAAAGGATGGCTATGGTGAGCAACGAAATAGGATCGGAGGCAACATAAAAAAAGACTTTGTCAACAAGAAAGATGAAGGCATTGACAATGAAAACATCGCAGCCTATTTATCACAAAAGCATAAGCTTGACATTAAGCAAGCAAAGAAGCTAGTGCAAGACATGGACTCGGATAATGAAACGCAGCTTTTGACATTCTGGTCTGTCACCAAAGGACAGATCACAATTGACAGATATAAACTTTCTTGTCACGCTTTCTCTTATTTCCATAGTTTTATATTTTTAGTGCCATCGCGATAGCCTCTTATGTCAGCTTCATGCTTGGCCCAGTTCTTTTGTAATAGTTCGGTCTTATTGTAGCCATACTCGTCACCCGATGCATGTCCGCCTATATGCTCTGCAAGGCAGTCCATCACATAGTAGGTATTAAATCCAGCTATGTTGGCCCTCTCACAATAGTCCAGATCAATAGGCCCATAAGGAAACATGGACTCATTAAAGATTCCGATCTTATCAACTACCTTCATACTAAGTAGCCAGTTGCTTATGATGTGCTGACTCTTTATGCCACGCCTTTCTCTGTCCAAGCTGCTTGCAACAATGCCGGCATCTGGGTAAGTCTCTAGTGCCTCAACCTTTTTAGCAAGCCAATTGTCCGGCTCAATGATGTCATTTGCTAGATAAGCAATTGCATCATAGCCATCCACACCAGCAATGTCAATAGCTTCATTCATTGCGTTGGCTATGCCTTCTGTATCAATTAAGATAGTTTCAGCATGATAGCCAGTCTTTGTGCAATTATCTATAATGACTGATCTAGGTCTTTTGCCATAAATCAAGCCAGCTATTAATACTCTCATTTAAAATATATTTTTGCCTATTTCCTTTGCTGTGTTGCCAGC